TATGATGTGGCTTGGAATGATATAGCAAACAAAAGATTGTTAGAGGAAAAAAAGATTATTTAATTAACCCTACGGGGTAGAAAGAAATATATGACAAATATATCTATTAAAAAGTCAGAAGATACTCCAGAGAGTGTGGAGTTACTAGCACAGTCAGTAGTTCAAGTTGCAGAAGGCATGCAAAAAGTACTAAATAGTCCGTTAAGCCAAAGAGCATTGATAGTTCTATTGCAAGATGGTATAGGGGCGACAAAAATAACTAAAAGTCAGATTAAATTAGTTATAGAGGCTTTACCGAGATTAAAGGCTTGGTATGTAAAGAAATAATTAATTAACCCTACGGGGAGGATATAAATGAAAAGAGAAATGACCAAAAATGAAAAGGAATACCGTAAAAGATACACCAAGACTCATTGGATGTTGTATGCCCACACTTTCAATGGTTACACAGGAAGAATGTATTGTAGTATGCAACATAGGATTAGAACCCGATACGCTGGTAGAAATTTTGGGGGTTTATTTACATTGAAGGAGTTTAGACAATTTCTATTAAAAAATGACTTTCAAAGTATCTATGACAGATATTTAAAGAGCGGAAGGGAGCGTCGCCTAGCTCCTTCCATTGATAGGATAGATAACAAAAAGGGTTACTTTTTTGAAAATATGCAGCTTATGACGCAGGTAGAAAACGCTAGAAAAGGGAGTTGGCCCGAAAGAAAAGTAAATTTACTTCTCAATTCTAAATTGACTGTAGAAGATGTGAGAAATATTAGAAAGGAATACCCTAAGATGAAGGTTAGGGAGTTAGCCGAAAAATATAAAGTTAAAAGCAAATCTATTTATAAAGTTCTACGTAGAGAAACTTGGAGTAATGTTAACTAATTCAGTTCAATAGAGGGAGGATGTTATGGAGTTAGCTATAGAACAAAATAATACAAAGCCAAAAACAAAGATATATACTCAGCGAGGACAGATGGTTAACGGTGCGTGGTCTTTCGGTGTTTGGTATACAAATTTCTTTGGGTTTTTAGTTCTCACGCCGTGGTTTAGATTGGAAAGGCAGGTATGAAAGCTAGTGTAGAAATGCCAAATGGAAAGTATAAATCAATGGAAATGGGCGATCCTGTATGTGGCGAGGATTTTTGTGACGAATGTGGGGATTGTCTAAGTTGTTACGGAGAGGGTTGGGGGGATCATACGTGTTTTTGGGTTATCTATATAGATGACCCCAAGAACCCGTTTAATAAGAAAAAGAAGAAACGAGTTAAGGCGTAAGTCATTTAGTGGTTGAGGGTTGTGGCCGAGCCTTATTAATGGGCTTGATAACCCTAGAACAGAATGGAGTAAGCGGGTAAAGGTAGAGAAGGGGTAAGGCACTCTCCCGCCTGTAAAAATCCTTAGAGATGTCCGAGCTTATCACTCGGCTCTCGGCCACAGTCTTTAACTATTTAATTAAGGAGGTAAGATGCTAACTGATGAAGTTAAAAAGAAGACAGACGAGAATAGTTTGAAGTTTAATCTATTGGCGGGAGATATTCAACACATAATGTTATTGCATGAAGACCAGATAGAGGCTTCTAATGCGGTTGCTAAATATGTTACCGAAATGGTGGAAGGTGAGATTAAAAAATACATTGATTGGCATTATGGAGATGGAAGCGACGGTGTTTTACCTAAAATACTTCATATATCCAAAAAAGAAGCTATGAAAAATATCGCTGCATTAAAATCTAAAGCCTTTAGTAATTATAAACAATATCTACTTGAAAAGAAAGGTAATTTGTAGACTCCTACCAGTCTACGAGTAGAGGAATAGAAGTATGAAGAAACAGGGAAAAGAACAGTTTGTATATATAACAGAAAAACTTTACCTAGATAAAGGTGCTTATAGTGGTAAGAAGAAGATTATCAGTATAACGATGGGCGGTAAAGAAATACCGTTCAGGCAGACCGATGAATACGGCAGGTTTGAGTTTTTATCAACTTCTAAGGTTAAGGAGTAATGAGCATGACTTGGAGATATTGCATAATTAGAAAATCAAAAAGGCATGGGGGTAAAATCTACCATACTTACGACATACACGAGGTTTACACAGATAAGAAGACGGGCGAATTATCTTGGACAGAAGAACCTGTAGATTGCAACCACATGGAAAGCATAAAGGATGTTCAAAGATGTCTAATAACAATGCTACGGGACACAATAGAATATCCTGTAATGGAGATTAGAAAAGGAAAGTTGGTTGAGAGGAAAGCTGTTTAATTAAGCCCACAGAGGCACATTATGAAAAGATTTAAAACAATTAGGAAAGTAGATAATAACTTCGTTTGTTGGAACTGTGGAAAGAGCCACTTTTATAGCCCTGCGTATGTAAAAGAAAATCTATTCTGTGAGGGGTGTCTTGATTCGGGGTTGAGTGATCTTATGCGCTGCATTGGTAAGTTATTTAAAGCCCCGATTAGTTTGAAGAAGGAAAGTAACTAAGTATTTAATTAAGCCCACAGAGGCACATTATGAAAGAGAACATTGTATTTACTAGAAAAATAAGCAGATCGGGGAAGAACCTAACTAAAATAATAAGTATACCCGAATCTTTGAAAGCTTTAATAGATTATGGAGTCGTGTATAAAATTACAATGGAAAAGTTATGAAAGAAGAAATAATAAATAAGTTAATAAAATGGTTTAAGGTTGATACGAATAAAATATCAGATGGTTATCACACATTTGAGGAATTATATGACCACAGGTGTTTGCTGTTCATAAATCTATGTGAACATACAAAGGGGTGGAGAAGCCTAAAACACAGCGATGGTTCTGTTTGGGATGGTTGGTTCATTATGGGTACAAGAAATGGTAAGGGACAGCAAATGACTTATCACTTGCCAATGAAGTTTTGGGACATGGCAATGCCGTCTGTAAGAGTTTTAGATGAAGCACCAGAATGGGATGGACACACACCTGCCGATGTCTTAGAGAGATTAAGGAGCGTTAAGTATTAGTATTTAATTCAGAGGCACATGGAGGATTATGGATAAAACAATTTGTATAAAACTTAACATATGGTGTTCAGACGAGGATGCAACTAAAATACTCGGGGCACTTAACAGCATGTGCGATAGTACGTTTGTGGCACAGAAGTCGTTATTCATGCTAGATGACCCCTCAATACCTATTGTTGGTGAAGAACAGTTTAGACCAGTTAAAAGAGCCTACAGTCCTGCCCCACAACCAGAACATAAGAGTATAGAGGAAATAGCAAAATTATTTCACGAAACATATGAAAGGTTAGCACCTCAATATGGTTATGAAACGAGAGCCGATACTAAAGAGTTTGATAAAGACAGTCCTAATGGAAAGCTAATGATTGCTGTTATTGCAGAGCTTATACCCCACCTCAATAGCCGTAACTTGTTGGAGTGGGCTACAGGAAATGATACAGGAGTATCCTCTGTTGCACTACTTCGCTATATGATGGGTTTTGAACCTAATGATTGGGGTTTTATGGCACCATCGGATAGAGACGATAGGGGTAGATGTATTCGTTTATTAAAAAAGTTTCCTGAATGGTTAGATAGACTTGATGAAATGAAGAAGTTTAGTGGCTGGAAAGAACAGATACCCTTAATTAAAGATGAGTTTATAGAAAGTGAGTTAGGGAAATGATTCTTCATTGTGATGAATGTGGAAAAGCACTGGGTACTTATCTGTACGGTGCAGGTGGTGTAAGTGAAATAGCCGATATAACATATACAAGTCCTACATCGTTGCCTGATATAGTCTGTTTTGAATGCTTGAATTTACAACCTCAAATAGCGATCACAGTATTGGAAGCCGAGGAAAGGGAAAGACTATATAAGAAAAATCACTATTTCAAACCCACCACTCAATCAATTAAGGAGCTAGATGGCAAATAATAGAATGATTTTATTATGCAATGTGTGTCAGCCTACAGATAAGGATTGGCATTATCATGATAAGGGGGTGCTAGCAATAGCTAAGTGGTATCCAGTCGGTAGTTATGCGCCTATCATTGACGCTGAAATAATTAACAAGTTCTTAGAGGAGCATAGCCATCCTGAAATGGCCTCTGAGTTTTATACAGAAGGTGCAGGACAGCCAAACCCTGTAAGATTAGTTTATGAAAGTGTGGATTTACCTGTTGTTAAACCTACTAATTAATTAAGGAGACTTATGGAGCTAACTAAAAAACAAATCGAAGTTATACATGCGCTAGAGTATTTTATTCCAGAAAGATACGACGGTTCTGTACCTAGATTTGGAGAGAACAATCTATACAAAGAAAGTAACGACGGAGTCACTGCTGAGGAAGCCTATTTCCTTAAGACTAATAAGGGTCAAGAATCAGAGCATATAAAAGATGTAAAGCGATACAACAAATTGCTGTCGGGTCACTGGAGGTTGTCTTTACATGTTTCTATGTGGGAAGAGGGTTTTACTGAAGGAACTCTATTCCTAGAAGACTTTGAATCAGAACCCGACTGCATTAGAAAACTAGCTGCTGATGCTAAAAATAGGTCAGATACTAAGATTATTAATTTTTTCAAAGGGAGAAAATTGGGTGCTTGATAATTAAGAAAGGGAAACATGTTAAAAGTTTTATTCAATAAAATAAGATCGATTGTCAGGTTCATTTCAGACCGCTGCCCTAGGTGCGGTGCTCCACTATTTCATTGGAGTTACGGAAAAGTGTATTGCACGGATGATATCAATTGTAAATGGAGAAATTATGTATAAAAATTGTGTACGATGTGGTGAAAGATACGTAGGTACAGGATCTTCTAAATACTGTCTTATATGTAAAGTTAATGTCCTACAAGAACACGAAGCACTGATGGCTAAAAGAAGTCATGAAAGGAGAAAGCATGCATTGGGAAACATTCAATGTGCTAGTTAGTGTTCAAGTTCCTAAGTGGTTTTTAATTGTATTAATTTTGCTTGCATTGAGAGGGTTATTAAAATGACAGAAATTATAGATTTAAAAGAGGTCGCAAAGAATAAAATTAGAGTATCCATAAAGGATCTGAAATTAGGGGAGAATTATAAAGATATAACCACTTCCTCTATAGATAAATTAAAACAGTCCTTAATTGAAGATGATCAGATCATTCCTATATTAGTTGACGTAAGAGATGATAAACTAGGCACTATATTGGGTGGAGCACATCAATTTGTAGCTATAAACGAACTTATAGACGAAGGTAAGTGGAAGCACGGTGATAAAGTCTGGATTGATCCAGTCAAGCCTAGAGATGACAAGCACGCTAAAATCTTAGCACTTAAACATAATGCACAGTACGATCTTCCAACCACAGAGAGACTTGCCGAATGGGGAGCTGATCTAATCGATAGTGAGTACACGATTTCTGATATACCTGTAATCACAGATTATGGTACGTACACGCTTATAGATATTATGGATAGAGTAGGACCATCAGATAGTAATCCAGAAACAAAGGAACGACACCATAAAGATGTCGTATGTCCTTCGTGTGGATTTAAATTCTAACCCTGAATACCTGCTTCATTACTGGGGATGTTCTCTAACTGAGTCTTTTTAAGATCAGTTCTGGCTATTATCCAAGATACTATCGTAATCGCAGCGACTATTCCACCTATGGCTTGAGTAATTAATTCTGTTGCCTCCGATGCTCTTGAAGGCTCTATAACACCAGCCATCACAAGTAACGATACGATCAAAGATACTAGTGTTAGATAGAATTCTGATGTTTTAGCTCCTGATTTAATGTCCATTATTTTCCTAATAAAGCCTTTAATTCCTCGTACATCTTCTCTAACTTATTGATCTTTTCATCTTGAGCTACGTCCACGGGAGTTTCGGCTACAGGCTCTTCGACCTTGACTTCTTCTACTGGTTTGACTTCCTCTACCGCTTTAGCTTCCCAGGCTTCTTTCCAAGCTTGTTCCTCTTGAGTTAATTTTTTAAAACTCTCTTCGATAGCCAACTGAGCATCTTCTAGTCTTTTTCTTTCCTCAGTTAGTTCTACTTTCTTTGCTTCTAAATCCATAGAATCTCCTTTACTTAAATTTGGTACTTGATCAGTTGTTCCTGACCATAAATATTCTTTATTAGATGTGACCCACCAAAGGTTATTGCCCTCAATAGTCTCACCTTCTACATAACCTAACACCTCTATTGTAGCATTTTTCTTCTCTACTCTTAAAACCTTAAATATCTTGGAAGAACCGTTCCTTATATTGGCTCCAAAAACTGATGTTATTTTAACTACTCTTTTATCGTTTGTGACTGGTTGTTCATTCCCGTTCCTTATGAAATTAATCACATCGGCTATTAAAAGGTCTTGGTCCCACTTACCAACAGGGTCGGATTTATTAATTGGATCTATCTCCTTATGCATGAGAATAGTATCCCTAGAGGGTTGAATTGCGTATCTTTTACAAATATCTGCCACGAGTTCCGCACAAGCTAATCTCTGAAGTTCTGGATAAACCCTATTTTTATCTCTTTTGTCTTCTAATTCTATCCCAATAGTTATGAAGTTTGGATTAATACCCCAGTTATCTTGAATAAGTTTAGGGGCTTTACTTTTTAAAACAGTAACATTACCTGATTGCCAAGCTGCTGCACTTTCCTCTACACATTTAGTGATTTCTCCGTCAGATCTTATACAGTAATGAGCGGATGCTTTAGCTTTGGGGTTTTGAAACCACTGTATAGAGCCACTGTAATTACCCCACATGGAGTGAATGACAATACCCTTTATATTATAACCTTCTCTATCAGAAAATTGATTTAATGTTGTAATATTATCTTTGATATTCACTTAGTATATTTTAACACTTAGAGGCTAAAGCGTCATCCTAGTGGCTTGTTTTTCTGCATCTTACTACGTATTATTTCTACCTCTTTTCGTATGGAATCAACCTCTTTCTTTAGATTTGGATGGGTCTTAGAAGACTTTCTCAATATTGAGATCAAAAGTGGAAGTGCATACTTAACCAGAAGTTCGATTTCAAACTTGGCAGGGGATATTATAACCTTGATTACGTAAAATACTAATATCGATGCCGAAAGTATTAAGTCTTGATAAACCGATAAGTGTGAAATATCCATATCGGATATATTTTACCTTAAAACAGGCTTAGTGTTAATTGAGTAAATTTCTTATTCTCTTTTTTAATCTCTGCGCCAATGTTGGTCTTACGTATTGACGTTTCTTTACTTCTAAACATTTGTACTTTCTAATGGGCTCGGGTAATTCTACATCCGGCAATATCCAGATGACTAAACTAAATAAAATGAGTACAGTAATTACCCTCATACCATTAGATACATAATATACAAACGGATTAATAGTGTCAAATCAAATGCCGTAAGCTGTCCAGCAATAACCAACACGACGTGTAGCATCATAAGTACCTGAAAGAGCATTTACCACGACTGTAAAGCCGGAAGTAGTTATAGAGTTTGCTAAACAAGAAAGACCGAAGTTACCAAAATCACCAATACCCGATGGATCAGATGAGTCCTTATATCCAAGTGGCGTTACCATAACCGCAAGGACTTTTGTTGCGAAAGCCGTAGGAAATGTAATCGCCTCACTTGCTGACGACGCACCAGTACCGACTAAGAATCCCCATCCTACTTGTGTCTTAACACCGACTTCTGTTGAATTGGTTGTGTCGTTTTGCCACCTAATATTCTGAAGGACCGTACCAGTGCCTTTACCTCTTAAATCAAGATCTATGTTAGTATCGCCACCTGTGGATTGAATAGATGGAGCACCGCCTGTTGCAGCGTTGACTAGCGTAGCCTCATTTACTGCCGACCCTGTAGCGGTTACTTTTAACAGTTCATTTCCATTAGAGTCCAGTATGGCAGTAGTGACTGTAGGAGAGGCGAGTGTGGACGTAGCAATAGTAGCTCCGTTTATTGTTGGTGCTGTTAAGGTTTTATTGGTTAAAGTCTCGGTACCTGTTTTAGAAACTGCCTTATCTGAACCCGTTACACCGCTAAGCTTGTAGTCATGGGAAGTGGTTACAGCGGATGAATCCTTACCGACTTTAGCTTCAATGGCCTCTATCGCATCGAAAGATCTGCCGATATTATCAGATAAAGAATTAGTATTCACCGAGTCTCCCGCAGCGGGATTTGTGTAGTTATCAATGTTTGTAGGAAAAGAGGTTAAACTCATACGTTTTCTTTACTCCATGCTACTAATTTAGTAATACTTTCTTTGCTCCATGCCACTAGTTTGCTTATACCTTGTATAACTCTACCATCGTAATATAAACCTGCTTGATCGTAGGTAACCCCCGACTGATCGTAGGTTCTATCTGTCCCTACATAGGTTCCTTCAATACCGTAATTGACTAATTTACTCATGGCATTTGAAGCTGTGCGTTATCTTTTTGTCCAAGTCTCTCCAGCTCTCCCTTTAAAGCACCTACTATCATTTTTCTAGTAGATTCGTCTGGATTCATTTGTGGCTTCATAGACGACATAGGACTCACATCAGAGGACGGTTGAACTGGCACAGGCTGTCCCTGAGCCTGAGATAGTGCTGGCGTAGGAGCCTGGCCCCCGCCTCGTCTGCTTAACGCTTCATTAATTAGTGCATTTGTTTCTGGATCGAATTCGTTCATTGGCATATATGTATTATATCAGAACGCTACCTGACTAGCGTTTCCTAAATCGGTTGAGGTCATACCTGCGGATTTAGACGAAGCTTGAATTAAGTACTTTATATCATCCCACTTTTGTCTTGCTACTTCTGGAGTAGAATTTAGAGGTGGAAGTAACGGAGCATATCTGGGAATATCTCTATCCGAAATAACTCCTTTTTCACCTAGCGCACGAGCAATAGGAGTGATAATAGCTAAAATCATATCTTTATAAACCCTTGATTCTGGACTTAGTTGAGTTGCAGCACCGACAGCACCTGCTTGCCCACCAACGACTCCTGTTAGACCTTTGGCTTGTAATTCGTTGAATTTCTGCTGTGCTAAACCAACCATCGCTAAAGCACCCGTATTCTGTCCTCCTACAGTCTTTCCGTATTCAGCTCTTACCTTTTGTTGTTCATCATAGATTTGCTTTAACATATCATAGTTGGCTTTATTACCTCCCGCTAGTTTTATTACATTCGATAGCGTGAGTGGTTTAAATCCTGTTCTTTCTTGTATGTAAGATTCCACGTCTTGCCCTGTAGCATTGGATATTTCTAACCCTGTTGATGGTTCCGTACTCGGGGCTTGTGAAGGTTGCTCCATGCTTAAACCCAAATTAGCAGCCTCCGGTATTTTACTTATTACTGACGACAAACCTTGTGGAATGGGTGCATCGAGACCACCTTGAACCTTATCCACAGCACTAGCTACTGCATGCTTTATAGGCCTGACTATTTTAGTCAGTCCTTTATTTACAACATCTGAAACAGGTTGCGTTACAGGACGTGTAGCATTGCCAATCTGTTCTGTAATACTAGCTCCTGATGTATCCTTAAAAGCTTTGGAAAATGCTGTATTTTGAGCTAACCTAGTCTCATCTACCATCTTGCCCAATTTTACAAAGGGTTCTTGCATGGCCCTAAGATCCCCTATTTTAATCGCATTCATGTATTCGTCTGCCAGTGGTTGTGATATCTTTGCTAAACTATCATAGACAGCTTTACTTTTAGTTAGAGAAACAGCATTGTATTTATCAACAGTATTACTTAAGGATGTTTTTATTTCATCTGCTGCATCTAAAAATATACCTCCCATCTCCTCATATCTTGGATTCGGGCTCAGTGCTGTACTCTTTCCTAGTAAATTATATCCCTCTTTCTCAAGAGATTTAGTAGCGTCAAAAGCGTCTAGGGGGTTAGTATAGCCTATCCTTTTTCCAGGCTTAATTATTGCATTAACCTTTCTGGTTATTAAAGCTTTATCTGCTTCCGTCATATCATAAGCATTATCTAATAGGTTTTTAACTACTGTTGGAACTTCCCCGACATCTATTTCCTCCGGAACTTTGGCAATAGAATCCCTAACCTGCTTATTCAAAATTCCATCTTTTCCTGTAATAGAATCGGCTGTTTGTTTAAGATTGCTTAACTCGTCTGGAGCAATACCGTATTTATTAGCTAACGTATCGCTTACTTCCCACGGCTTCAGCCTTTCGGCTATTTTAGATCTAACCTCAAATTGTTGAGCAAATTCCTTTCCTTTAGCTGTAGGCTCTCCTCCCTGTTTTACGGTTAATGGTTTTTCTGCCGCTACCTTAGCATTAGCGTTTAATTCTTTTTGTTTTAGCTTATTAGTTATTTTATTCCCTGCATACGTAAGTCCACCCTCAAGCAAAGCGCCCGTAGGAGCGGAGCTAATAACATCTGAATAAAGAGTGGGGTCGTTTAATTCCTTCTCAGAGGTTCCGTAAGATCCAAGCATTGCACGACCCGCACCAACAGCAGCTGCTCCTGGTACTGTTTTAGCTCCTGGAATAGCGAAAGCTGCGGTAGCTGCTAGGTCTTTGGATTGATCGGTAAAATTAGTCACAGGATTAGAGAGTCTCTCTGTTTCATTTTGGCTTAAAAATAATGGTTTATTCAATTCCTCAAATCTTAATGCTTCCTCACCAGTCATTGTTCCGTCGTCAGCTTTTTTAGAAAGTCTTTTATATTCGGGGGAATTCTGTATCGCAAGTTTAGCACCAGCCTCGCCTGTCTTTCTCACAGCTCGATCCACGAGACCTGATGCCTCTCCTACGACTGAACCGACAATAGGGATGTTTTTAGTAACCTGAACTAGAGGATTGTTTGCAATAGCACTTGGTTGTACCACTGATTGCTTTTGTTGCAAATAAGAGTCAACCTCCTCAGGCTTGTATCCTTTTTCAAGTGCTTGTTTTTTAAATAAAGCTACTGATGTAGGACTGTTTACATCTAGCATGTTATCTTCCTGTCATCGTTGTACCCGATGACTTTAATTTATCATAAAGGTTAATTGCTGGATTCAGTCTACTTATTAAATTCTGCATTCCGCTACCTATGCCGGAGAAGAAACTACCCGCCCCTGATAATATATTGGACCCAACTCCTGTACTTCCAGATACACTGTTAGCAATAGTATCTAGTCCGCTAGAAGCGTTGGGGGTAGTAGCTGCTGGTGTAGTCTCTTTAGGAGTAAGACGATCTAACAAGGTTGTGTCGTATGTACTCTGAGCACTCTTTTCTGCTAGAGCGTTTCTTAATTGTAAATCGTATTGTTTCTCCATAGCCGCTAGATTTGCTAAATTGGCTTTATCGGCAGCCTTTAATGCTTCACCATTCTTGTATTTAGTTAAAAGAATATCTAATTGATTCTGCATTTCTGTTGTAAATCCAGACCATTCTCTAGCTTGAGTATCTGCCAAGGTCTTGATATCGTTAGCGACTGTATTTTCTGCTGTATTCAGTCTTCCTGCTACCGCACTGTAAGCATTGGCTGTATTACCTAATTGAGTGTTTATAGGAGCTTTTCTAGCATCAGTAATCCTGTTTAATTGAGCTGAGTTAACATCAAAACCTCTGGATTCGTTCTTTATTTCTTCAGGTAAGGCCGTTAATCTATTTGAGGTCTTAGCTGCCTCATCCATCAGTGTTCCAGCTTCTTGACGGAGTGTTGGTAACCCAAGCTCGGTTTCTCTTTTAGTCTTTAGAGCTGCTGTATCAGCCGACTGCTTAGAAATAAGATCGTTCATTTGTTTACCCATGATATCTGAAAAATTAGAGAGTTTAATCTTTTGAGCCATATATGTATATTTTATCACTTACTAGAATAATTTAATATTACTGCGAGAATTAGTAGCATAAATACAACACCTAAAGGAACAGTTCCACTTAGCACCATAATAAATAACACTACTGTTAATAAGTATACCCAGATCAAAGTTTTGCCTCCAGATCTTTTACTTTCTGTTCTAAAGCCATTAGCCTATCGTTATTAACCTTTGGGATAACTCGCTCAGCGGGTACAGAATCAAATATCGCATCCTGACAAGTAATCTCAGAGCCTGGGCTAGGAATAACCTCTCCGTTTTCTAACATAAAGTACCTTACGCCTTTATCCCAAGCTTCCCCAGTAACCTTTAAACCGTCTTTGCTTATTAAATTGTAGAAAGGTTTTGTAAATTCCATTAATCTCCTAACTGTATAAGACCTAACTCCCATCCAACTATATTATTTGTTCCTGCGGTATTGCTCCTAGCTTGTATCTTCATATTATGTGTTCCAGCAGCTAGTGTAAATATTCTACCGACAAAAGATAACTGATTAAAAAAAGCGTAATCTGTTATTGCTCCGGCACCATCCCAAACTAAGTCTAATATACCGTGATAGTTACAAACAAAGTTTGTTATCTGAGTACTTAGATACGAATCGTAAACGGCAGTTTGAGACCAACCGTCAAAAGCACTGTTATACCCGTTTACTGCCATATAAATAAAACACTTAGTACTTCTAGTAAGTACCAGGCTACTTAGTGCTCCAGAGGTCACATCTACATAACTAGAACTGGATGTTGAAAATGCTCCTCCTGTTACAGAATCTGAATAGAAGTTGTTCGCAGAGTTAAGGCCCGTCCCATCTACTATTACCTTACCTCCATTAGCTAAGTGCAATCCTGTATTATCTAATTGGACTATATCTGTACCTGTTGCATTCTTAACCTGTAAAAGACCGTTACCGTTACCCGCTCCACCAAGTATCAAAGTTCCACCTGTTGCTTTATCGAATGTAAATGTCCCAAGATGCCTGTTTTTAACCGCAAGAGGTATCACACTTTGCTGACCTACTCTATTATCCTGACCATACTCTACGGGATCTAAGTATTTTTCTTTAGTTACATCAGGCACTGTATATTTCTCCTTTGTTTTCATCGTATTCAAAATACACTGCTAAGACCTTTGGAAATGTTCCATTATCAGAGTATAGATCAAATCCATATTCTATTTCGTAAAATCTATTTGTTAAAGCGAAGTCCGCTGTTATCTCTCCCACTGTGTTGATGGTCGTACCATACTGCCACGTGCTTTCTCTATCTATTTTATACTTGGGTATGACAAACTCCCCGCTGGCTAAAGGTAGAAATCTTATAACTAATCTTTTAGCCATCTTCTGCTTTTGTGGCACATTGTCATCAAATATCAGGGATTCCCAGCTCCCTACCGCAGCGGCTGTGCTAGACTTAGTTACCTTATCAATGCCATACTTTGACCCAGATCTCCATGAAAAGAACAGACTATCTCCGATACCGTATACAAATCCAATACTATGTGTCCCAGTGTTGCCAGATGATGCAATAAACGCAAGATTCATGACATCGCTAAATCCTGCATTCAGAGACCCGTACTCATAGATGCCTTTTGTCACAGAAGTATCATCCGTGTCAGCACATACGCCTATATATGTTTTAGTTTGCCACTCTGTCACAGCACCTGGATAGATCTCGACATACTTCCCGCTAGCTAATGTGGGAATGTCCTGTATCTGTTGAAATGGATCATTACCTAAATTAAGAGATGCTGAACTTCCGTACATGCCTAAAAGCTTATTAAATTTATTGTGTACAAAATGTGGAAAACCCATCGAAACCTGTATAGAGAAATCATAATTAGTTGAGGATATTCCGTCCCAATTAGTACCACTCCAAAAGAATAGCTTTTGATCCTCACACGTAGCGACTGACTCGCCTTTCCATGCTGCAAGTACTAGATATTCGTTTACTCTTGCTATTGATCTGATCTCGTATCCAGGCTCTATAGCGATAACGTTTGGATTATAAATTGCTCTATCCCATATAGCTAAGTAATTTTTGTTTCCTATACATAAGTAGTTTAGAAATTTCTTCATCGGGTGAAAATCAGCTACATATAATATGCTAAAGAACTCTTTATAAACAACGGTATTCAGGTCCGAGGCTGTTCCTGTAGCTACTTTAGAAGTACCTGTTGATACAGTCAAATGAAAATGATAAGTATTCCCTATAATAAGTGGTACTTGTGAAGAAAATGTAAAAGTATTGTGTTGCCCTGCTGTTATGTCAGCAGTCACAACGGTTACGGACCCTAAAGAATTATTATTTGCATCATGTAAAGTCAGCATAAAATCCCCCGTACCCTTAGTATCCACGTAAACAGAAATGGCTTTTAGGGGATCACGTGTAGGAACAAAAGAAAGTATGTCTGTATCGGCTTCTACTATGGAAGTAGGGAGTGTATAAGTTTGTCCTGTTGTTACTGATGATTGATCCACATTAGTAGTGCCATCACTTAAGAAGTCGTCATTATAAGAAGGTGTTCCCGATAGTTTACCTTTTCTCCCTATGGTTGAGGCGGTAGCGTAATATAAAAAATCATCGTATACCTCGAGCCCTTGACCAGTCGATCCGTTTCCTATTGTAGCAGCACTTCTATCAAGAGAAACAGTATCCGTATTAGTTATTTTATAAATTCCTCCATCAGTAGCATATCTATCTATGGAGTAAGGAGAGGCGTCGATCATCCACTTACAAAGCCCTGTAACAGTAGTACTGCTTATTTTAGTGGATTTAGGAGCCAGTGTAAGAAAGTTCGGATCTTGATGAATGTTCACAGCACTAGAGAATCTGTAAGATCCTTCAATGCCTATTTTCTGGTAAGGCGAGATGCCTCCGTTGAATTTAGTATGTTCTTTGAATTTAATTGCCATTTTAAACCTTTATTATACTATCGTAGTACCCCACACCTTATTATAATCATCAGTAAATCTCGACATTCTTCTATCGACTACACCACTGTCGTTTCTTGCAGAGTACCTATTTATCGCACCCAATAAACCGCCTCTAACGTCATCTAAGTCACGCTCAGATATATTACCATCCCCAGTCCAGAACATATTTCCCCAGTACTTAGCAGCCTCGGTATCTTTTCTCATTCCTATAAAGAACATCTCAGCAGCTCTATAAGCCAAGAGTTCGTGAATTTCTTCAGGTAATTCAGGGGATTGTCCTATGGTGTACGCTTCCCCAGTAGTTGAAACACCTTCGTAATAATTTTCTATTGTTAAAGTATCAGACGTGGGAACGGTAGCAATACGATACCACTTCCCATCGGAGGTTACAGATATCCACCTGCCAATCATGGCTGCTGTCCAAGTAACTCCAGATCCAGTTATATTCACACTTCCATTAACTGCCGTAACCGTACCTGTGGTGTAATCAGCAAACTGCATATCAGGATATCTAGGGGAGTAAACTACGTCCATTGAATAGGCTCCCTGTGGCTTTGGGTAGATACCAAAATCGTCCCTTCTAGGGAAGAAGAATCTGGGGAAACCTACACCTGTAAATTGAACAGAGTTTAAATCGTCCCATCTCTTTTGACTATCTAAAACGTTAAGGGGTATTCGTAAAGAGCCTATTGTTATAACTACGGATTCGATCATTACATTTCCAGCAGGATTGTTGTAGTACTGCTGATTTGAAACAGTTGTAGCCGTATAAGTTATTTGTGTTTTGTAATTTATCAGTGTGGCTAATATAAATCTGTACGCTTTATTGATCTCACTCTTTAAAAAGGTGTTTACAGCAGTATCTACAGTCTTAGTTTGTGTGTAATTATGCGCTTGCGCTTGAAGCGTAGTAAAGGTGTCCCGCATGAATACATTATATCATTTATAGCGTGGGTTTAGGATCTTCTGGGACTTTCCTTGCTTCTAGTTTCATTTCCATTAACCTCTCAGAGAGACCACGTAAGCCTATTTCCGTATTCTGTATTCTATTACCAAATCCCGTACCTAATTCATCTAAATGGCTTTTTATTAGATTTATTTCTTCTGATAAAAACTCACTCTTTATTGAGGATGCGGAACTTTCGGTATCTGTTTCCATTAAATACTTGGCAACCACTATAAATAGATCTTTTAATATCTTGAAGTCTATTTTCCCTCTCTTATCCATTTCTGAGATGATAATATCTATATTACTAGGGGTAATATCTATTGTTGAGTTCAGAACAGCCTTTAATTCCTCGTTTATCATTGAGAAACCTCGCTAATCATGTTCTTTTTACGAGTCTCTAGTGATTCATCGACAGGGGCTTCTGGAGTTCTTTCTAAATCAGCGATAAATTTACTAATATCGGTCTGTCTCTTATCATCGGCAGTCTTTTTATCGGTAAATATATCTTCTTGACCAAATTTCCTAGTTACACCTCTGTATAATGATTTCCAGATCTCTACTTTCTTCTCTGGATTAAACAATATCCCAAGCTGAGCCTCAAATCTCGGCTGTTCTTCCCACTTATTCATAGGGGATTGATTTACTTTAGTTCTACGCTCGTTTTCTTTATCCACTTTAAACTGTACTTCATCAAACATCATTTTATTAGTCATGTTTTCGATGTATTTCTCAGCCACGTACCTCTCAACTGAGGTTTCTTTCTTAGCGGGGAACCTATAAATAATACCTCCCCATACTTCGGTATAGTCTTCGTTAGTAGGGTTGTAAACTGCTATCTCATCACGAGATCGTTTCTCTAATTGTCTTTTTATAAATGCGGAACGTTCTGATTCTTTAGGGGTTTCAGTTAAAATGTCTTCAAAATCCATAAGTCTCCTTAAATTAGGATAATTTATTACTTTGTATATTATATCACAACTACAGGTTCTGTATGTTCTGTAGATTAATCAGCCCTTTAGACGATATTGCATTACCGCTAGAAAATACGGGTGCAGAAGTAAATATCCACCCTGTATTATTACCTGAATTTGTTGAGTCATTACCAGCATACCACTTAGCCCCACCCTGTGCGATAGAATAAGAAATATTTAAGTAGTCACAGTTAACTATACCTGAAGACATTGAAAGTGTGTGTGTTGCTCCTGTAGCAGAGGTTACAGTCATAAGTTTACCTGATGTTCCGTTTACATTAAAATTATTTCTAATCGTAGTCGTAGTCCCCGCAGTAAACTCTAAAGTACGAGCATTAGAAGCATCACTAAAATTTATTGCTGCGAAGGAGTTTGATCCTGTTATTGTTAGTTTACCTGTAGAGCCTGCCACGGTGTAAGTGAGAGTTCCATAGGTCTGAGACCCTCCATTAAACACTCTCGTGCTGGTAGATGTCTGGGAAAATGAGATGGTAGAGGAATTCCCTGTAAATGTAGCTCCTGTTGCGGCGGAAGCCCCTTGCCACCCCTCGTTAGCAGTTGTCGTAGTCATAATCCAAGAACTAGAACCTGTTATAATAGTTCTGGTCGCCGTCCCCACATTAAAAGCAAACTGACGAGCAGTACAATTAAAGCCATTAGAGTTCCACGTTCCGTTATCCACCTCCCAATAACTAGCACTTAGAAAAGCATCGTTTAGCGTGTATGTTCCCGTCGGTGCAACTTGCTTCAATATCGTAGCATTAAAAGATACTCCGTTGCTGGTTATTGTGAAATTTCCCCTGCCTCTTATATCTATCTGATTTCCCGCCCCGATACTACTATTCATACCAGAACTAAGTGTGATAGATCCATATATGGCGCATGTAGTACTTATATTCCATGTAGGACTCCCTGTAGCTCCTGTCCAATCTATACTCCTACCAAGTCTGGGCATATCTGCGGTTACTGTCTGACTCGCTGCAAAAGCATTACCCAAATAAACATCATCTTGTGGAAGTGGTACTCGTGTAGTCCAACTACTTGCTGACCAGTTACCACCTGTTACGACCAGTGATACGGTTGCAGCGTCAACAGAACTCTCGGTGAATGATTTAGTACCTGCTGTTTGAGCAGTAAAGTCGGCATCGAATACTTTAATAGTTTGGGTGATGTCGGAGTAAATGCGTACGTTGTAGAATTTTCCTGTCGCACCGTTAGAACCTGATGCGTTACTACCCACCTCTAATACAGCTGTGGAATCAAATATAGATGTAGTACCGACCTGTGTTTTAGTCGTTCCCAGTTGAGACCACGAACTTCCATCACTGGATGTATAAAACTTAACATCATTTCCCCCCGCCCCATTATCTACGTCAAATGTAACCCTAATCCAATTAGTAGTACCGTCTCCAAATCCTGTCCCTGCTGTAGAACTCACAGCAACTGTAGCACTTGCACCTGAAACACTGGAGTTAAAGGCCAGTGTTCCATCTGTATTTAAAAGTAACTGATATGCTCTCTGTCCCCCACCTGCTGCTGTATATTTAGCCACCAACGCCTGTTGGGCAGACGGACTCCAATCATCCATCGCAACCTTAACATCTATAGTTAAATCCCCTGTTATTGAAAGGGCTGCGGAGTCTGGCGCACTCACATAATTACTAGCTATCCCATTACATCTTAAATAACTCCCATTAAGATTAACTCCACCATAGTATTGAGCTACGCTTGCTGGGAATGTTATACCCGAGTTTCCACCCGCATCGCCAATATCTGTACGAGCTGAAAAATCCCACGATCCTGCACCTGCTCCTGTTATGTCTTGGAAGTCGGTGTTTGATACGGTTACTGTGGCTGCTGTGATAGTACGAGCTGTTCCCACAGTACTAGATAAAACCTGAACACGATTAATTGAAGAGTTACCGTTACAGGTAAACGTACCACTTATAGTAGGCGCACCGCCGATACTGAATGTGTCAGTCTTAGCTGCTGTTCCAGTTCTAGTTACATTTCTAAAATTTGTTGTACCTGAAAAGTACAATGCCCCAGAGCCAGTAAATACAACATCGTTATAAGTAAAACCATTTCCTGCTAGAAAGTTAGCTGCCGCACCTGAAAGTGTTATCGTACACCCTGCATTATTAGCACTAAGCGTCATTCCTGTGGCTGTATTTATAGTCCACGCATTTCCTCCTCCTGTGCAGGTAATAGAGGCTGCTCCCAAAGTTAAAGCTCTTGTATTTGAATTATCTGAGTTAAACAACCCCCAACTACATGTCTGTCCGTTTATATCTAGTGTTCCTTTAGTGAGGGTTACTGTGGTAGTAGTTCCAGTTACATGCTGTCCCGTATATTGCCAAGAACCATTGGAAGTTGCATTAAAAGTAACGTTTGCAGTTGTCTTACCTGCAAAGTCTATTGTTTGAACAGTTGCAGAAGTGGATACAAATGCTATAGCCGGGGAAGTACTACCTGTAGGTGTATATGTCATTCCTGCGACAAACTTTAAAGCGATGTTTGAAGCTCCTGCTGTAGCGTCACCTATGGATAACAGGGTTGTTGTGTTGTGTTGTAGTGTTCCGGTGTACCCAGTACAGTTTATAGATCTACAAAGACACGTTAAAGTGTCTATAGTTACGTTACCTGAACTAGCATTTAAAAATACATCGTCCGCTGCTGTTGGTGCTGTAGTATCGGCTGCCCCACCACTAGTTGTAGACCACGTAGCGTCTGCTGACCAATTTCCTCCGCCTGCTCGTGCGTATTTCGCAGCCATTTAAAGCTCCTTTATAGCATCAACTATCTTCTCTATGATTGGTTTGGGTTTAGCTACTGATATCGCCTCTACGACTCTAGTTTTCTGATTTTCTAAATCTTGTATTTGTCTATCAATACTCTCAACCTGTGATTGTAAATCTTCTTTTGGTACGTCTTTTAGTTCGATTTCAACAGGTGGATTTTCGATAATACTTTTCCAGTTCTGGAAGCGTTCTTCTTTTATAGCGTCTATGTCTTCTTTGGTGAGTTTTTCATACTCATCTATAGGAAGTACGATAGCATCTGAGTATTCAGAAAATCCTGCTCTTTTTTCAGTAAACCTGTGTTGAACGTATATTTTATCGCTCATATATTCCTTTCTAGTACTCCAGTACTATAACTCCTGCCGTAGCTACACGCTCTATAAGGTTTAAAGCAGTATATAAGACGCCTGTTGTAGAAACTTTAGGAACTACAAAATCTACTATCTGATTTGCTGGAATAACTGCATCAAAGTTAGCAGCAGATACATCGTCTGTACCCCATTTTAAATATACGTCTTTATCTATAGCATAAGCCCTTACTAACGTGGTAGAGGCATTTAAAGTTATTTCGGTCGAACTTGATATTGTGGCATCTACTGTTCTTGCTAACGCTATTGCAGCAGGTGCTAATTGAAGAGCTATTCTATTGTCGTCTTTTGGAAGATTCATAGGCTTAGTATGGTTACCTTTCTAAATTAATTAAAACAAAAAACTCACCACATTGGGTGAGTTAAATTACTCTGTAAATATTAAACTATGTTTATTATATCATTTAATAGATGTAATCGCCTATATGCCCTGCTTTAAGATTGGGATCGCACCATACCTCTACGCCTGCTTTCCAGAACTTTTGGCACATATAATAGTCCTCGGTTACATCTCCACCATCCATAAACACACCCATATAAGGCGGGTCTATTTTACCAAAAACCTCAGTCTTAATTAAGCAAAAACCACAACCAACAGTATGAACTTTAAAAGGTTCGTTTGGCATGTCTTCTGCACTTTTACTTATTAGATTACCGTCTTGATCTGCCAGTTTTATAGTAGATCTTAAAGGCATTCTTCTTTCATTGTAGTTTGCCCCTATAACTGGTTTATCTAGTGAAATGAACTTAGTCAAACCGTCAGGTGGAAATATCATATCATTGTCTATAAATAGAACGTGAGTTGCTCCTTCGCTTATAGCCTTTTGTATGATCATATTTCTGCTTATCTGAGGATATCCTCCTATAGGCATCATTATATTCTTTTCATAAGGGGACTGTGATAAGAGATCGATTAGACACGCTATAGTTTGGGTTTTAATAGTTCCACCGTTGGCAATACCTATACATATCTTTGGTTGCATGAGTATATTTTAACACAAAAACCCGCCATTTAGACGGGTCTTGTGCTCGAATTCTTAGTAGAGACTTGCTACGGGGCCTACTGCCGTTGTGAAAGTCGTTGGAGGAGTTATTGTCGTAAAAGTACCAAATGTTTCACTGGTCTTCTTTGACGCTCCAAAATCACCCAATGTGTGTGTATTCAATCTAGCTGATGTGTTGTTAAATTGTGCTAATACGTAGTAAGTAGCAGGACCTTTCGCTGCATAAGTAGCTGAAAGATCTACTCTCTGATAAGCATCTGTACCTGATTGGGCTGTGGATGCTGAAGATGCTACAACCGTACCACTGGAGTTAGCTAATGCTACACAAACGTTTCCAGCCGCAGCAGAACCATTAAATAATGATACTCCTGTGACAGTCATGTTAGCAGGGACAAATACCTCTGCTATATAAGTCTCCGTGGTAGCAGGTGTGGTATCGGTTCCATAAGTAGATACATAGGCCGGAATGTTTCCAGTCATTACCATTCTAGGAGAGGCTGAAAAACCTCCCGCAGCAGCAACACCGCCTGTAGGTGTCAAAGCACCTGTAAGAGTAGATGCTCCTGTAACAGCTAAAGTACCTCCGACAGCCATGTTTTTATTGGTTGTCCAGGTAGCTTGATACATTGCTTCTGGTTCATAATTTTCAATAGGATACGCCATAAGTTATTTCCTTTCGTTAAATATTTAAATCTCCTAATCCTAGCGGGAGAGGGTTCGCCCGCTAGATTAATAGACTTACATATCCAAATCTACTGGGATACAGTGTCCATCTGAGGCAGCTTGCATAGCTCTACCAATCAGTTCAACACCCGCCGTACCTAATGCACATTTACCAGCAGTCACTGCTGATAATCCGGCTACTGCGGAACCCATGATTATACTTGAACTATCCGATAAGACAGCAGCAATACCTTTTGTTTGCACAAATCCGTATTCACCAGCTGCTACTGGATAGACAGCAACACCAACCAATGTACCAGTTAAGGTAGTTACTGGGGTCTGGATTACTCCATCACAAGGGTTCTTTCTTAAAGTAACTCTTGAAGATGTAGTAAGAGCTGTTCTTAAAGGCTCTTTTAAGTTTATTACAACAGTGCCTGTAGTACTCGACTGAGCTATATGACCTGCAATAGTATAAGTTTCTCCTAATGCTGGGGTCGTATCAATTGTCAATGTACCGTCCTTGTATTGATCGGCAGTAACCGCTGCGTTCGCTAAAGTTACAGTTACTGAATAATCTCCAATACTGGCCGCTGCTGGGGTTAAAGCATTGTGGTTCGTAGTGTAAGCAGAACTCTGAATTACATTACCAACTACTAAAGCAGATGCCCCCGCTTTAACATATCTAAACTCAGTACCATTACTTCCTCTGACTCTTTGACCTAAGTCAAGGTTTGAATAACCAGTAGAAGACGAGCTATAAAGTTGTGCTCCTGTCATTACTGGACTTCCTGTTATTCTTGGCATAATTTATCCTCCGTATCCCTTCCCACCGTGAGGGAAGCAATACAATTAATTAAATTCCTGTAACACCTGTCAATTTACCATGTCTACGTGGTTGATTTCCTACCACTTGACCGATAACGTAGATTCTACCTACCATACCTGCTTGGTTTGGCAACATCATTCTCTTTTGGAAGAACCATCCGTTTGTTGAAGGTAATTTGTATTGAGACATAACACCTTCTACGGTCTTTCTATCGCCTAATGAAATTTTCTCTAAGTAATCCTTATATGCTTCTGGTACTTCAGTTCTACCTGCCCAGAATAGATATCTTTCGTTGATCATGTACCAAACACCTGATGTACACTTATCATCTTTGATTACTGGCTTACCTCTGAAGGTTAAAACAGTAAATCCTGCATTACCCTGTAAATCAGCTTGACTTACAATAGAGTCTCCTCTAACAGAGAGTCTTGGGTAACCAATAGCTTGATAATCAGCTCTTACCGTTGGCTGTAGTAATTGTTCAAACAATGACCAAATTGTTTTCGTGGTTAAGTTAACGTTTGGAGTTTCTGTATCTGAACCAGATGCTGAAATCGTGTCTTCTAATGTAGCTAATTTACTTAATGAAATAGTTCCGCCTGATGCGGTTACGGTAGATCTAAGATTTGTGTACGTAGTTCTTGACTGTCCACCAATCGTAGGTGCATTCGTACCATCGTCAATATGTGCTTCTAATCCTAGTGGTTGATTTCCTGATCCAGTACCGTAAGCGGCTGTACCAAGTCTTGAGGAAGCTTCGCCTTCAGCTTCTTCTAATTTGTATTGATCTAACGAGATTGTTTGAGCTTCACCAGAGTTTGCAAAAGAGTCCATCATGATTGAAACGACAGGCTGTGCAAAACCAGTTTGTGCGAAACTCATTGTGATCGTAGTATCACTAGCAGATGTAGTCAAAGTCTCAAGTCCTGTGAAGAACTCTCCTAGACCACTGTCTGTAACTTTCACTGTAAAGTCCATAGTTTTACCTACAAACTTTTTACCCATACCCATAAGTCTTGCACCATATGTGGCAGAGTTCAAAACGTTATCAGCAACCTTTGCGTACACCTTACGTTCGGTAAAGTTGTCGACTCGGTTACCGTATTGTATACCATCGTATGCCATATTTTTTCCTCCTTGTAACAAAAAATGCCCCAACCAACATAGGTTGAGGCTAAATTGCCCTAAAATTTATTCACTTTTCTATTCGGTGGTTTCAGATTATGAGAATAATCCGAATATATTCATTAGGACTTACCACCAACTACATTTTATCACTAAAATTCACTTTGTCCTACTATTTATGTGCCATGAGATCACCGTAATCGGAGTTATGAATGTCTTCGTAAAAGAAATCACTATCTTTTCCACTTGGAGTACGGCTACTTTTTCCCATACTTACAGGAGCGTTCATAGCTGTCTTTTTTCCCTGTTTAAGAGGTTCGTATACCTCGTAATAGGCGTGCTTTATATCGTCATATTTATTTTCTATAGCTGCCATGTAGAGTTCATAGCGAGCTTTTACAGCCGGATGATCTTTCTCTTCTTCTGTGAGCGCTTCACCTTTTCTTAGTTTAGTCTGTATTTCTGTGGGAACTTGTGGCATCTTGCCAGCCTTTTCTAAACTCTCAAACTGTCCAAACCAGTATTCTTTAACTTGTTTTTCCTGTTGAGATACTACCTCTGCCTGTTTCTTTTCCTCTTCTTGTTTGGCCTTTTCCTTCTCAGCCTGCGCTATTTCCATCTTTCTAAGGGCTGCATCCGTAGCCTGTTCTAAAACTTCTACCCAATCCTTAGGGTTTCTACCTTCTTTGACAAAGGATACATCTTTTAAATAGTCTTTGATTTGCTGCTTTTGTTCGTCAGTCTTACCACCGGCTAATCTCTCAATGACCTTGCTAACAGCTTTATCTGTTATAGCATCTTCATTTATTTGCGGTGCAATAGTTTGAACTTGTTCAGTAGATTTTTCAACTTCGTTATTAATTTCGACATCATTTGCAATAGTCTCTAAAGTATCCATAAGGTAAATTCCTTTATTTTAATTAATTACTTCTTTTTCTTAATTTCTTCGCCCTTGAGGTGTTCTTTCTTTTCTTCCTCTGTGGTTTCGGATGCTTCGTGCTCTTCTTCAGCACCATCAAAAGCCATCTCTTCTGCTTTCTCCACTGCTTTATAAACAGATGGATTAGCTTTCAGATTATCAGCCATTTTTTGTAGGGTATTCATTATAAGATCCATATGTATATTTTATCACATCTGTGCTTGAGGCGTTACTGGTTGTTCTATCTGTCCTGATATCTCCGCTGGCGGTGTTTCCTGTGGTCCTTGACCTAATGCCTGTACTTGTTGAGGAACGCTCTCAAGACCTAGTATGTATTTAGTGAAATATCCCTGCGGGTCCGTTGCAAACATAATAGCTTTTTCAGCACGTCCTTTAGGATCGCTCATCCCTAAATCCTCGAAGTACGTAAGTGGGTCGGTCATTTTTAATGTTGCGTTAACCTGTGCCTGTCGCTTTCTTTCAGCTTTATCCGTTCCACTCGCAGATACTACAACTTCCATACCATCTTCTACCATGTCGCCATTAACCTTCTCAAATACACTCTTACCATTACTTCCCAATAAGGAGACCATGTGATCTTCAGTATAAAAAAGCTTAATCATTTGCATAGACCATTGTGCTATTTTCTCAGCCGCAGCATTGATTGTATCTTCAGTAAGATCATCGATACGTCCATAATCAGCTTCTCTAGCAATTTGAGCATTAGCAGCTGTGTCAGTCTCCACGACTCCTCTTGTGGTATCATGTACGCCCATTTTATTGAATATTGATGTCTTGGAATTCTCTTTATCTGCAAATAAAGCTTGAGAGGGTTGTTCACCTTGAATAAAGTCGTGTACTTTCCTTACATCCTCACCTTTTAGTAATAGATCTACGTCAGGATTATTAATATCTAAATCTTGAATATCTTTCTTTTTAAGTCCTGAATCGCTAGAGAATATATGTTTACCTCTAGCTCTATCGGCCATTTCTGTGATCTGACGGCCTCTTTTATCTGCATCTTCTTGTAATGGGATGACTTGTTCAATTCGTGAGGTTTCATCATACGGCATTTCTCCCCACTGATCGTATGTTATAAAAATATACGGCTTCATCGGCTGGTTGAAGTAATTTCTAAATATCTTGATCTGTTCCGTAGGCTGACCGCTCATAAGCAGATCATTCATCTGAGTGATATCTGCTTCTTGTCCGCCTATCATAGGCTTGGAAGTACCTTCCCAATCCCAGTATGGATTCTTCATTTTCTTAAAGATAATACTTTTATACTTCCATACTACGCATTCAATCGGTTCTGATACGGTCTCCCCTGTATCTGGATCAGCTTTCTCCTCATACCACTTAAACCAGACTTCCCAAACCTTTAAGCGTGTTGATAATTTACTCTCTTTGTTAGCATCCCCGTCGGTGATCTGTAATTCAGTATAAATAGCTTCTTTCTTATCAGGAAACATCGATATCAATTCTTTGGCACTTACTGGTAAGGATTCAGCTATAAAGTCCATCTTCTCAACATCTCCAAGTGTAGCGTAGTGATCTAATACTACGTTCTTTGGATGTACAGCTTCAAATACGTAGTCGCCATTCTTTCCTTTATTTTTATCCCAACGACATTTAATAACACCAATAAAGTAAACTGGGTGATGTCTAAAGGCCATGCCTAGAACCCTTCGATTTTCTCTCCTTTTTATAGATGAATTAATGACGTCAGAAAGCTTCTTAGCAGTATCCATTGATTGCGGGTTATCGGTTCCAGGATTAACGGTTAAATCAGGCATTCTCGAAAGAGCAATAGGCTTGATTGAAGACTCGCCTTCCCATATAGCATTATCTTTGTACTTAGATTGATATTTTTTAAATGACTTGGGATCTTGCTTACCTATAAGCATTTCAAAGTTTTTCTCTTGTCTTTCGTAGAGGTTCTTTTCATCCCTGTAGTATTTCTTCTCAGACTCTATGCGATCATCTATTATTTTTGAGAGCACTTTATCATCTATATTTAGAGTAAGAGGATCTAATCTTTCCTCCATTTCATTTGCTACGGGTATGGTTTTATTCAATTCCTGACCTGCTAGTTCCATTAAAATTCCTCCACAAAGGTTTCAAATTCATATTTACTCTTACACTTAGAATTAGGACACTGTACTATGATTGGGATCTCAGAAGAAGATCTGTAATCAAATTTATCCCCGTAGAACAATGGTTTAACACCTATCGTATCACCTTTGTACTCAATTACAGGTGTTTTACATGCTGGACAGTGCCATAGGTGGATAGTGCTGTTAGAGGACTTTACCAAACTAACGATGGTAATTAGTGTCTTTTTAGTAGCTATTTGCTCGGGGATCATGGGTATATTATATCACCTAACAAACTTTTCTAAATCCATATTAGACATGAACTCAGGATTTACTCCTTTTGGTCTTTGTGCTCCTCCAGCTTCTACGCCTCCTACATTAGCATCGATCCATTTAACATGCACACACATGTACCTAAGAGCATCAGCGGCATGATCTTCCTGGTCCGTATCCAGGTCCTCTTTATTATTCTCGTCATATACAAGGTCAGGTAGGGTTCTAATAAGATTTTTACAGTCTCTACAGATCAATAAATAGGGTATGCCGTCAGGGGCCACTTTCAGCCAGTTTTTAACAGATGTCCATCCTGCTGCTCTATCGTTGGTGGCAGGCTTTAATTTATACGAATCATCCCCTAATTCCTTTCCCATTTGATTAGCAATAGACATAGATCCGTCGTCCTTTCTATGAAACATTTTAGGATCTCCTCTTATAAACAGGTACTCTGACAATTCAATTCCTGCGGGTAATTTCTTATCGTGCCTGTATTGTTCTGTTAAGGAACTATGCTTATTCAGGATGCTACCCCACTCCTCCGGCGTCTTTTCAGTGCCATAATATTCTTTGTACACATATAACCTGTTGAAGGTTCTACCGTCTTGCATATAAACAGTGTGTAATACAGCTCCTAGCATACAGAACGGCTTGGATAAACCCCAGTCCATGCCTCCAACCTTTGGGATGTTGCTTCTAGGTACTAATGGATCGCAGATATGATTATCATTGAATTCGGTAAAGAATTGTCCCTCGAAAACATCCCAGCTTCCGTCCTTAAAAGCACGTCTTTTATCCTCCGGCAAAGAATCTAATTGATTGACGTAATCCTCATCTATATATTTGTTATCTTCATATTTAGCAGATATAAAAAAGAACCTTGCTTGCTCTTTATCCAAATCGGATACATCTGGTTTTATCCATAGCTTTTTGACAAATCCGTGTCCTTTACTACCTGGATTTGTAGCAGCAAAGAACTTGACGTCCTTTATTCCTGGAAACCTCAGTCTGAATCTTAGGTCATCAAAGGTTGTCTTAGTATTTTTTGTTAGCTCCTCTACACCTATGGCGGCAAATTCTACAGATGCATATTTAGAGGGATCATCTAAATTCCTTAATAAAACAAGAAATTCACCGTATTCTTTCGCTCCTTGAAATATATATCCTAAATCCTGACTATCCACCAAGCGGCCTATATACGGGGGTATTTCCGTTTTCATCTTGATTATTTGTCTATCTTTAAGTGTTGGATAATCCTCGGAAAATAAACCAATAGGAACATTCTTAATTCCGTATTTTATGTAGTAGTACATACCAAGACCGATAGCGGTCCATCTCATAAAATAGCTTTTCCCACCAGCAGCAGCCCCTCCATAGAGAAGATATTTACATTCGGGAGTAAGCAATTTATACCACGCTGCTAACTGTTTATCTTGGAAATTGGCTAGCTGTGTAAATTTGGTTGCATCACTTTGATTCATCTGGCTTGGTATCTAATAAAATCATCGGGGCCTTAATTTCTTTATCATTACTAGTTATATCCTGTTTGTCTTTCCAGTTTAATTTATTCTTCATAAACATGGACCATATGACACCGTTGAACTTACGTGGGTCGGACTGAATATCCTTACCATCTTTGGTCTTGAATTTAACTGGTATGCCCATCATTCCATTAAACCCTGTATTCTCCCAGAACTTCTGATAGGCTACATCAAACTTTTTTTTCGCCTCGGAAAAATCTGGATTAACACTAGGTTTAGCCCATTCATACAAGGTGTCTATATTTACGAAGGGATCGCATTCAAGTGCAAATGTTTCAAATGACTGACCAGCCTTGCCGTGTGCTATTAATTTCTCGCAATACTCAGGTTTATATAGTGTGGGTCTTCCCAAAGGGGTTTCAGTAGGTTTTATGGGTTGTTCTATTGTTTCTGTCATAAGCTAATTTGCTTTAATTTAATTCTTCTGCTGCCTTCTTCATTGCAATCGCTACAGCCTGACTATGAGGCTTGTTAGCTTTCATTTCAGTGATAATATTTTTCTCTATCACTTTTGAATTAGATCCGCTTTGAAGTGGCACGATGAAATTATATCATTTTTCAGGGGTAAAATCAGTTATATAAAATACTTGTGTAAATGCCTTACACTTATCACAGAATCCAAGACCCATTCTTACCTGCGCTTCTCCAACTTTACCTCTAAAGGCTTTTAGCAAATGTGTTTTACAGAATTTATGGTTTTTATCTATTTTTCTCATTTAATTTCCTTAGCAATCTATTGTACTCCCCTTGAAAGCTTCTGCGACACTTATAACTATTTGTATGGATATGGCTTCTGTGCATTAAGTGAAAGCCTAAGAATCCAAACGCCTTCATAACCTTCTTCTTATTCTCACCTTTAGCCATTGAGCATTTTACCTTTCCTATACTCCTTCTTTATCTTTCTATTTTCATAACCTTTTAGATCTTTCCATACAGGTTTAGCGTTTTCTACATCTTCCTTAGGATATCGTTTTGCTTGTTCTGGATACGCTTCTAGGAACTCGCTGGACATTTCACCATTTCTATAAGGTTGAATCACGTCTGTGAAGTTCTTCTCCCAGTCTTCAGCTACGTTCTTTGCTACCACTTGTCCTTGAAAAGAAAAAATTAAGCCTATTGTAGAAGGAGTGCCTATAATCTTTGCGAATCCCTTACATCTGACACACGTGGTGCCATCAAATTCACCGTATTTCGTAGATTCTTTACGGATTTGTCTTTTGGATAAATCCTTCTGGTAATCCAGATCACATTTCATGCAGTGAAGATTATAAATCAATTGCTAGCCTCCATATAATTCCGAAAGTTACAACACCCACAAGAGTAGTGATTAACCATAACCAGTCCGCTACCTCAATCGAGCTTAATAGTGCGTCTAAATTCTTCTTCAATTTCTGCTTCACCAGTTTCTCGCTTTCTTAGATACTCGGCACTAGGAGCTTCTATAGATCCTACTTCAGAGGGCGTTACTTTATCTTTAACACGCTTAGACAGTTGTTTAGTCTCTTCGTTTATTACGTCCTTTTGAAGCCTAAGCCCGATAAATATACCGAGTAACAGAAATAAAATACTACTTACAAGCTGTATCATTTAGTATTATACCAGCCTCTATAGTTCTTATGAGGTCGGTCTCCTATAGGAAGATCTTCCTCCTTTTCTACACGAGACAGTTCCTCGAAACACTGCTTACATACATGAAAGAGTCTAACCCCTTGCGAGATCTTCAGTGTTTTTGAATAGGGAACTTTTACTAATATCCCGCATCTTTGACAGTCCGAATTTAACATAATCTACAATCTTACTAGCTGCTAGAAAACAGATAATAAAAGTTACTAAATAACTCATTTAACGAATATTCCTGGAGTATCCTCTTCCACTCTTGTTCCCTCTGTTTTAGACTTAAGTGTGGTCTCCACCTCTAAACGAGAAAATATATCTCTTGAGAAATTAATTAATTTATTCAGTATCTTAATCTCTTTATCGATCGTTCTTTTTTCATCCTCATAAGCATCAGGAGCATCGGGATCGTAAACGTTAGGTACCGTGACCATCTTTGATCTTTTAGTCTCCAATTTATATACTTGGGTATCTGCTAAAACTTCTATCTCTTTAATCATGTCGTAATCTAATACAGCCATATTAACCTTTCTTTAATTTATTACTTAACCTTTTATTACACCAAGCGGTGTTAATTCTACTAAAATATCTACTAAGTCAGTTTGATTAGCCATAACTACATCAATGTCTTTATACGATCCCGGAGCCTCGTCTAAATCCTTTTCACTTCTAATAGCATGAACAATACCTTTTTCATTAAGCTTTCTGATTTCATCTTCTAAGCTTAACGTCTTTATGGCCTGATTTCTTCCAATCTTACGACCTGCACCGTGAGAACAGCTGTTAAATGACTCTGCATTACCTTTGCCTTTAACTATGTAAGACTTTGTACCTTGCGAACCTGGGATTATTCCAACGATATCCTCTCTGGCTAGAGTTGCACCTTTTCTGTGAATTAAAACATCTTTACCAAAATGATGCTCCATCGAAGCATAGTTGTGGGCTATGTTCACAAAGTCACTGAAATCGGCACCTGTATGCTCGTGTATAGCTTCCTGTATTCTATCCATCATGAGCTTTCTGTTAGCAAGTGCAAAATCAACACAATAATTCATCTCGGATACATAGGATAGACCGAGTTCAGTATCTAACGGTAAAAATGCTAGTTCTACATCTTTGGTCACACTGCTATGCCACTTTTCGTTTAATTCTTCAGCCTTTTTATTGTAGTAATCGGCGACTTGTTTACCTAAATTCCTGCTTCCTGAATGAACCATTGCATAAATGAAACCATCACTACCTTTTTGTATTTCAATAAAATGATTGCCCCCGCCAAGCGTGCCTACTTGATATAATGCTTTGTCGTACTCATTTGGTATTACAAAACCACCCGGAACTCCTGCATCCATTCCCCCTGGCATTGCTTCATAGTCTTGCTTTTTCTGGTGATGTGCAAAACCAACAGGTACAGTCTTACGAATACTACCCATTATCTTTTTGAGCGTTTCAGCATCTAACTCTCTTAATGAAGTTCTAATTACACACATACCACAACCTATATCAACCCCAACAGCATTAGGTATAACCACTTCTTGTGTAGCTAGTACACCGCCAATAGGCATACCATAACCTTGATGGCTATCCGGCATTAGGGCAATGTGTTTAAACGCAAATGGTAAATTCGCTAAGTTTTTGGCTTGTGCTAAAGCACCATCTTCAATATCTTCAAGCCACATTTTTATTGGCAATTTTTCTGTACTTATTACTTTCATATTAATTTATATCATCCTCCACACAACCACTTATATCCCAGCTTTCCTTCTTTCCATCAGGGTAATTAACAATCAGCTCTAAATCAGAGCTATAATAGCCATTTTGAGAGTTGTAGCAAGGAATCAAATAGCTTTTTAGCTTAATACCTACCCCTGGTATAAACTTAAACTCCAAAGTCTTAAATTCTTCATTCATAATAGTGGTGGTCTTCAGCTGTTCAAAATCTGCATAAACGTTCTCGCAGCAATCCTGGTTATGGTAATAGGTTACTTCAGTACCATTGTCGAATAAAATATGATCATTAGTTATTTCTTTTATTTTCATTGCTTACTCCTTAATTTATTAACTTCCTCTATTAATTCATTTATCTTATCATAGTAATCTTCTAATATTCTTAGGACTTTAGTATTGTCATCGTAGATTTTTAGTTTAGCTATTCGTTTCACTTTTTAATTCTCCTGTTCTTCTGAGATAGAGCATATCTCTCTTTTATGGAATCTACAGCGTCTACTATCTCGACTTCAATATCCTTCCTTCCAAGCATTCCCATAATCTTTCCGAAACTTAATGCCCTCATTATTATAAAAGATTCTTCGGGACGAACACCATTGGATACTACTGTGAATTTATCATCCTTTAAATAATAACTGGCCCCTCTACGTCTGAACTCTTGTACATATGAAATGATCTTTGTCATGCATGTACTATACCATGTTATACACATTTGACAAGAGGGTTAATATATAGTACCATTAGATACAGATGGTTATATATTTAGTTAGGGGGTGATTCATATAGTAGAAAACATTGTAGGAACGTTAGAAAATAGAATAGAATTAGAGAAGATTGAAAAAGAGGTAGAGGCCAGAAAATTAGGAAAAAAAGGTGTAAAAAAGGTGAAGAAAGAGCAAAAAACTCATAAGACTAACTTCAAGACTAAGATTTTAACTATCTTAGTAACGGGAGTTATGACCATAGGAGTATTAGGAACGACAGGCACAAAGTTAGCGATGTCAATAAAAAACTTCAACAATACGATGGAAATAAAATCACAGCCTCTTGATATTGATATTCAATGGCCTGGTATCTGGGCTGAACCTAAAGAACCAGAGTACGTAGCAGTAAGTAACGGTATCATATTAGCAAGTAATAATACGGTTCTTACCGAAGCCGAAAAAGTTAATATTATCTCAAAAAGTGATTATCCTAAGATAATTGCAGGTATTAGAATGCTTGAGAGTTCTAATAACAGTCGGAGAGATCAAACAGCTCATCATGTAGATTGCCAAAAAGTAGGCATGACAAATGAGTTCGGATTCAGAGCGTTAGATAATTATTGCTTCTCCACATTTGAGGAAGCAGTAAAGACAGTTAATGATTGGCTTGACACAAATCTTGTTAAGTACAATCTTAATCAAGCCCTTTGCCGATATGCGACGGGACAAGCAACTGATGTATGTGAGTATTCAAAGAATTTCCATGCATTAGATAAACAAGGTAAGTTAGCATCTAACTAATTTACAAAGAGGCTCATCGTAGGTACTGGACAGGCTTATGATGGGCCTCTACTTTTTGGAGGCGCTCATCAATTCCACAGGGACATCACTAAATCCTAGATTCCTAAACGCCTTAAAACGGTGTTTTCCATCCTCTATGCCGTATTTCGATCCTTCATTAATTATCTTTAAGGGCTCGGGCATTTCTCCGGCTTTAATCATATCTTCATAATATTTAACTCTGGCCAGATCAGGCGCTCCCTCATGGCTTACTAACTCATCTATTGGGGAAGTAATGTACCCTTTAGATTTGTAATCATCCATCATACTTTGTTTAAACCAATCCTTATTAGATATCGGTGTCCCATTAGAGAATTTTCCAGCAGAATCACGCACATATTCCCTGGGACTTGCAGATAAAGCCATTGCGCTGTTTAACATATTGTTTTTAGTAAATTCATCTAGTAGTTGAGTCTCTTGTTCGGATAACGGAACTCCGCTGTTATGCTTAATAACTATATCCGAAACATTGTTTAATCCTTGCTGATCTCCTGTAACAAAATCCTTAATAGTATTTAATCCTGTTTGAGTAATAGAATTACCCAATTGCTTAGCTTGTTTAATAAGGGGTGGCAAGCGATCCACTGTAGGATCGTTTATAGATACGGGTTTTTGAATAAGCTCTTTTAGTCGTGGGTTAGTCTTAGGGTTGTTAGAAAGATCATTTAAAATAGAGTGTAAAATAGGGGTAGTTGCTACAGCACTGGTTAGTATTGCATCGTCTTTGTTCATAGATATATTATACTTTACTTTCATAAACTGGAGTATATAATTTAACTAGTATAAACTTAGGATGGAGAGTGTGGGGTGCAATTTTACCCTAAGTTTAGTTGCACAACACGCTCTCCTTATTTATAAATGCAGCTTGCCCAGGAAATAACGTACACTCCTTTTACGCCGGAGTTTCTAATTATCCCGTACCAGTTATTTACAGACAACAGACTTACTACAACAGACTCTTTAGTATACGGGATCATATATTGGTTTGAGCATTTAAAAGACGGGAGATGTACTGCATCTAACAAAACCATAGGGACCTATCTACACATACAACCCAGAAAAGCCAGAGAATCTATAAGTAAATTAAACAAGTACGGATACATAAACGTACTTTATCAGGACGTGACTAAAAAAGAGCGATTGGAAATATCCACAAACGTTAGGTTAGTTCATGTGGATAACTCTAAGAGGGTAGGTCCACACGGACCTAGGGGTAGGTCCAAAACATACACGGAGGTAGGTCCACACGGACCACAGAGAAAGGATCTAGAGAAAGGAATAGAAAAAAGGATAGAAGAATATCCTATACAGGATTTGGATAAAAGACAGGGAATGGGCGATATTAGAAACGTTCTAAAACAAAAGGGTATAATAAAGTAACAGAAAGCAGGTGATTTTATGACAATATTAATAGCAATTCTCATTTTCGTAGGAGTGTATGCAGTTTCTAAGTTCCTTTTAAGTAGAGTCTCAGGTATCGGAGAGTTAGTTGAAACGCTCTCAATAGTCTTCGGCGTAGTAGCTGCTCTCTTGTATGCCGGAGTTCTTTAAGCTATAATGATTCCAAGTAAATAGGGCATAACTACTCGGTCTTCGTTTTCCGAGGCAGTGAAAGAAATACCTCCCAATCAAGGGAGGTATTTTTAACATGAGGCTAGAAACTAGGTGGAACTGCTCGGTTTATATATACTTAGACAGGTTACCAATTCGTATAAGAATGGTTTGATATACGCACAGCGCAGCCCATATTCCTTATTCCCAGCCTCTTATCAAATGGGAATAGCCTTTTTTTATCTTTCCATATTCTCTATTTGTCACAAAGTATAAGTTTAACCACGGATAGTACTTCTTAAAGAGTCTAGCTTTTTCCAAACTCTCACGATCCATATATCCTTTTGTTTCAACATACCAAACACGCTTACCATTACGTATTTTAAAGTCAGGTACATATGCTGTAATGTTGAGATAATTGGTTGGATCAGTCTTTTTAAAGTGGGTTCTATTGTAAACATTATTCTTCGAGGGAAAGTAAAAAATTTCCTGCTCATAGGAGTATTGTATACCTTTACATATTTGCTGTAAAAATCTGTAATAATTAGCTTCCATACTACTTTTAAATTCTATTCCTAAATCCTTACGATACCCTTTATTTGACGGATACCTTCTTACGTAATGGGTAGAATTCCCACATATATCCACAGGTTGGACAAACATTCTTGTAATATTTTTTATTAAATTCATCTACTTGTTTAAAACTTTCTGTATTTATATGATTGCACAATTCGACCACGTGATCCATTTGTCTAAAACAATATACGGCTCCTAAGCAATATGTTAGTAACCATAATAATAACAAAGCACTGTTACTTACAAATACCGACATCTCTACATTCATTACAAGCACGAATATTAAAGATACTGATACTAGAAACTTACTACTCATTTATCCTCCTTAAGTAACTCTTGATTCTCATAGATATTACCTATTACTTCTACACCTAAAACAAAATCGGAGTGGAGTCTCTTCTCTAAATCTCTCTCAGACTCATCACTCACAAACCAGCCATCGTTCATCCAAGTAGCTACCCCAATCATATTCACTGACCAACCATAAGGCTTTCCCTTTACAATATCTCCCTCATAAATCTCTTTACCAGTCTTATCTTTTAGTCCTGTGTATTGCATTAGTTCTATTTGCGATGGAATAAACATGCTGTTCTCATCTAAACCGCATCGTTGTACAAGACAAATTTGATGAACAACATTCAGTGTATTGGTCCATTCAATATTTCGTACAGGATACATGCGCTTTTCTTCTTTCTGCCAGAATCTAAATTTAATTTCTCTCATTTATCAAGCGCAAGCAAGACTTCTAACACCCACCCAAATGGTTTTGGGAAAGAGTCTGTTAGAAACTGCTTTAGCTCTCCTTTCGCATTTTCACTTAATGGTATTAACTGAGTTATATATTTAGTTCCACATCTGTAGTGCCATGCTACAGTTTTATTTAATACTTTCCTCACCTGTAATGCTTCCGTATTTAAAATAGGCTTTTTACAATATATACAGGGAGTCCCTTCTCTCCATACTTCGTCGGCTAATTCTAATGTATTATTTATTTGCTCTTGTTCCATGTTTCTTCTTTAATTTAGTAACCTCTAATTCTAACTCGTGAATCTTAACTGAATGTAATTTGATCAAAGAGTACGTATTTCTTACTAATTCCGTTACTTCCATAAGCAACTCCTCTATGTAATCTTTTTCCATATGTATATTATAATACCGTTTTGTACTATTCGCAATATACCCTGTTGACAAGTATAATATCCGAGTGTATTATATGGTTAATGATTTCATGTTAGTTGGACAGAAGCCCTATTTATTTATTTTAAAGTCTACGGACTTTGAAAGGATCTTATGTACGAAAACGAAGTATACGAAAAGATCGTAACACTTATAGACTTCATAGAGTCTAAAGATAAGCCTGTAATTAATTACCCCTCAGTACCATTAACGTACTCTGAGGAAACAGGTATGAGTTGTAAATACAGTTTAAAATATATATACGGTTGTTTAGCTCCCGAAGCTGAGGATAGATATCAAAGATTATTTGTATTAAGTTGCTTAGATGATTGGGGACTTGTGAGTAAGAGTGAATTAACGGAGGCATTTAAATGAATAAGAAATCTATCAGTTACGCAGATTATTTGAGGATTTTTTTAGACTGGCATTATGGAGCTAAGATGTCTAAAACTCCTGCCTTTCGTAAAATGGTAATGGACTTCAAGAAATTCTATAAATCTCAGTATATAGGGAGGAACTTAAATGAAAGAAAGTCTTAGAATCGTAGAAGAAGTACAAAGTAGAGTTATGGCGATAGCAGTATCAGGGGATATGAATGCTGAAAAATTCCGTTTGATGGCGGAGCAATTTGACAGAATAAGAACCCTGCTTATGAAGGAGGAATTTAAATGATGGATTTAATAAAAGGCCTAGCATTAATAGTATCAGGAGTAAATAATCTAGTGTTTGTATATTTAGTATTAAAAAGTAAAGGATTAATAAAATGAAAGCTAGTTTCAAACAGATAGGTTATGTAAAAGTTCTTGCTAATGCTAATCATGATTCAGTAATGATGCTGAAAGCATTAAAAAGAGAATTAACCCCTGAAGAAGCTGACGAGTATATTAAGTTAAATACTGGGAGGATGTATGGAAAAAAGTAAATTTAATCCAGAAGATCATTTTGAAAATATTAAGGGTAAGAAATACTTACCAGTAGCTTGGAGACTGGTTTGGTTTCGTGAGGATCATCCAGACTGGTCAATAGAAACAGAGGTCAAAGATTACCCAGAAGAAAAAAGAGCAGTATCTAAAGCTAGAATATCAAACGAACAAGGTAGAGTAATAGCCACTGGACATAAAACTGCTAAACCACGAGGGATGATACAAGATTATATGGAGCTTGCAGAAACGGGTTCTATAGGCAGAGCTTTAGCTTACTGTGGGTATGGAACTCAATTCGCACCAGAACTGGAAGAAGACGAACAAATTGTAGATAGTCCTTTGACGTCACAGAATGCCCTAGGACAGAAACCCGTTACAGACAGTACCAAGCAATCTGAAAGTCAATCTGAGCCAATTTTAAGTGGCAAAGACAAAGTTTTAGAGGTAACACCTAGGTATTCAGAAACAACCGCAGGTAAAAGTGCTGTAAAAGCATACTTCGGATACGCCAGTCAATTAGCTATTCCACAAGAGAAAGCTAAGAATGATGTGAAGACTAAATACAATCTTAAAAGCTTTATGGATATTTCTAAAGAACAGTTAACAGCTGAGAATACTAGGATGAAGAAATTAACAAGCGATAATCAGAGAGTAGACGTAGATGAGATATCAGAAGCTATACCTAATGCTGAGTTTGATAGTTACTTGGAGAACAAGTGAGAATCTACGATAGAACAATAAACATACTCAATAAGTATCCTGTAACCCGTGATTCTGATGCTGAGTTACAGTGGGCATTTTGGAAGTCTGAGGGGAAAGTCACAGTTAGAGCAGACTACGGTACGCAAAGTATTGTAGAGACGATGAGTAAAGAACAATATTTAAGTGCTACACCAGCCGAGAGTATCAGACGTTGTAGACAAGAAATAGAGTCACATCACCCAGAGCTAAGAGGCAAGACATACGAACTTAGGCACAGTAAAGTTAATGAAGTTGTTTATACGAAAGAAATATGACGATAAAAGATTTACTTAAAAAGAATAGCACTAGGGCACTTTGCAGGAAGTGTGGGAAAAGAACAACGTGGTTCAAGAGCAGTCAAAAAGTACCTTTATGTGCTGTATGTAGTAGAAGACTTAGATTAATTGCGAGGTTAAGTAAGATATGAAAAGCATAGCGAAATTGAAAAAAGAAGCATGGACCGAGTTTAGTAAATACGTGAGATTGAAAGAATGTCTATTGACTACGGGCACAAAAGATTACGGTAAATGTTTTACTTGTGACAACGTATACAGTTTTAAATCACTACAAGCGGGTCACATGGTTGGTGGAAGATCTATAGGAATTTTGTTTGAGGAGGACATGGTTAGAGCGCAGTGTTACAGATGTAATGTGGGTTTAAAAGGTAATTATGTAGAATTTAGAGAAAGAATGTGCAATTTATATGGAGAATCACGAGTTAGGGAATTGGAACAGCTACGTCATGAGACTGGAAGTTGGGATAGAGATTATCTAGTTAAACTTAAAGAGGAGTACAAAAATTTATATAAGGAAATGTATGAAAATAATTAAAAGATTATTAGGAAGTCTCGGATTCCAGTACTGTACTCTGTGTGGGTCAGATCTAATCTTAAATGAGGATCTAGTAGATAAATGGTTACTAGGATATAGCGTGAATAGTGTTTATGAGTGTCCTAATGATCACTATCTAACACCATGTACCAAAGAAGCTAAAGAGAATATGGATCGTATAGAAAGTTTGAAAGGTAAATTATGAGACCATCTGAATTAAACGAAGCACTAGGTGCATCAATATTATTTGTGCTCATGGCGATACTTGTGGCCTTAATTGTAGGAAGTTGGAGGGCAAACGATTGTGGCTCATTTGACATTTCAGCGTACAAATTAGGAAACGTACCTGCTAGGTGTGCAGGATATTTAATTAATTAATTCCCCGTGTGGGAGAAAGTGAGTTGGCCATGGAAAAATTAAAATCATTACCTGATAAGTTTGCTCCTATTAGGGAATTTGTAGATGGAGTATTGGGACAATATAGTGCCGAACCAGAATTTGAAATTGAAGAAGAATTGGCTTGTGATGATGTGTACGTAACCGTAAGTTTCTGGGGCGATACTTGGGTAAATTTCAGATGTTTAGAAGGTGGGGGATGGGAAATGCTAGATGGTAATAGCGATAATGGTAATTGGGAGCCCGAGTTTTATGAGTCAAAATTTGGAAATGGCACTCTTGAAGAGCAATGGGAAGCAATGTTTTGGAGAAACGCCTATTTCAATAAAGGAAGTAAATTTAATTAACTCTCTAATGAGGGTAGAAAGAAGTGTATGAAAAGAAATGTATTTGCAAAAAGAAAAGTTATGAAAGGAATAGATGTAAATAGATCACCTGAGATAAGGTACTGGGGAAAGCTATATAGTATGTATTATCCAAATGACAGGATGCCGTTAGCTTTTATT